TTGTCGGCCGGGATCTCGTCGATGCCCGCCCCGTTGTTGTACTCGTAGTGGGAGATGTACTTGTCCCGATCGGGCACCACCTTGACACGGTCAGGGCGCAACAGCCAGAATTCGACGACCTTGCGGGCCCCCGAGCGAACCTTGAGGATGTACGTGTTGCCAGCCAGGCGCTTGTACATCTGGACGGCCGCCTGCAGGTCGTCGCTGGAGAGCCACGGGTTCGGGTTGTTCCAGACTGCGACGGCTGGGTGATTCGGGACAACCTCAGGCCCGTTGGGCGTCCTTTTGTATGCCTGCAGCTTGGGCTCCGCGAAGTCGGTGGCCCATTCCTCGATGCAGGCGAAGACGATCTCGTTGCGGCTGTAGCCCTGCCGGTAGAGCGTCTCGTAGGAGTAATCGGGGAAGGACGCCCGCCCCGACTGGATGGCCGTCACGAGCGCCACGCCCTGCGCCGTCTGTGCCTTACCGATTGAGCCGATCGTACGTGCTAGCATGTCGCTGGTGCCCTCCCTTCGGTTGTGTCCTAGGTGCCATCTGTATGCTGCCTATCGGTGCCCTCCCTTCGGTTGGGATGCGGTTGTAGGGCCAGATTTCGCTGTGAATCGCACCGCAACGACGACATTGCCACGTAACGGTCTCCCCAGGAGCGTCGTTGACGACTCTCACGCATTCCCAATCGTGGTGCCGATGTAGAAAGCCAATCAGCATGTCATTCCTCCTGCACAGGTGAAGAGCCGGACGGCCAGCCCGAGGACGCCGGCGGCCAACAAAGCCAGAAGGCCCAGCGCCAATAAGAGCGCCAGCCATTGCGCCTCCTCGCGGCCCAACTCCAGATACTGAACGATGGCCGCAAGTTTGCGCATCACCAGAACTCCACCGTCACTTCCTCTACCGGCGCCGTCATCCCGGCGGCGACAGCCGCCGTCCGCGCCTCCCAGGACAAGCACGCCGCCACGGCCGCGTCAATCTTCATGGGGCTGTCCGGCGTCTCCTTCTGGATCGTCCACATGAGCTCGCCGTCGTCATCGCGGAAGTTCTGCATGTGCTTGTGGCTGTTGCCGATGGCGGCGGTGAACCGGGGATCTCCGTCGTGCGAGAGGGCACCTGCCTCGATGGCCGCCCGGTATTGCGCCAGGGAGTGCGCCATCTTGCGGTAGGAAGTCGTGGGCCAGGAGACGATCTTGTCCGCCCCGAAGCGGCCGGCCCATTCCGATAACCACCGGCCCCACTTGTAGGGGTCGGCGTTCATCCGCCAGACCTGCCAGCGCTCGAAGGCATCCGTCACCGTCTCATCGACGGCCTGGACGTCAATCCCAAAGTCGCCGTTCGGCAGTTGCTCCGGCTCCCAGTAGCCGGCTACCCACTGATAGCCCGTGGCAACTTCAGTGCCGATGAGGGCGGTGTGGTCACGGGTGAGTGAGCCGTCGAATCCGAGGGTGATGACGGCGGCGGGCTCCGCCGCATAGCTCGGGCGGAACAAGTTCAGCCATTTTTCGAGGCTGAAGGGCTTATCCTCCGATGCGATGATCTGGTTCAGGTAGAAGCGCCGGGCCATGGCCGGCGGCGTCCTCGGGTCCCTGATCTCGCCTATCAATCTCTCAGGGTCCACCCACACCGAATCACCCCGCGCCCCGAGAAGGCCTGCCCGCAAGGATTCATCATCCTCCAGGTCGGTGTTCTCGGGCGCTTCCAGCGAGTCATACAGGAAGTCGGTCACCTTAGAGAGGCCCTGCGCGATCTTCTTCCACGCCTCGTAGTCATGCTGGGCGTCTGAGCCTTCCCCGGGAGCGTGAGCATTCGAGATGGCCAGCGCCCGCGCCGAGCCGTCGCGCGACTTGGCGACGTTACGGGCGATGACCTTGCTCATCTCGTGGCCCTCGTTGGAGCCGATCCAGTGATGGGTCTCGGTCTTCAGCACGAAGGTAGCGCGGGCTCCCTCGACGGCGCGGGGCGAGCTGGTGACGGCCTCAATGCGTCGCCGGCCCCGATCCCCGTAGATGATCTCTTTCCCAAGGTCGACGGCGTATTCGTCTTGGGCCTTGGGTGAGAGCATCCCGGGGAAGAGCGTCATGGTATTGCGGGTCTGGTCGCGGGAGACGGCCGCCGTCTGCACCCAAGCAGCCGAGTGGGGCGCGGCTATGGGCTCGCCATCCTCCCAGTGGTGGAACCGGCAGGGACCGACGAACTCGACGCAACAGAGGGCGGCGCCTACAGGGTCCTTGCCCCAGCCCTTCATCCGCCGCAGCATCCCATAGCGGTAGACGAAGCGGCCGTGCTCGTCGACGGCGTACCAGTTGAGGATGAAGCGGGCCTGCTCCTTCGTGAAGTGCCACGGCTGCCCGGCGTCGGGCCCGTCCGGCTGTAGTAGGTAGTCGGCGCTCCAGCCGAGAACCTGCCAGCCCAGCGTGTGCTTGGGGATGGTGTCGGGGCCGATGCGGATAGCAGCGGGCGGGGCGGCCATCGTCATTCTGAAGCCAAAACCTCCCGTTCAAAGTGCGGAGGATAGTCGAAGAGGGCAGGCCCGAGGTGACCAGGGTGGACGCGGCTTGTCAGAGAGGGCAGGGGCCGGGGCGAGACGGGCTGGGCGGGAGTGTCAAAGAGGGGGCGGCCAGGGCGGGCTGGGCGTGGCATGGCACGGGATGTCGAAGAGGGGCGGGAGGGGTGGGGCAGACTGGACTAGTCAAAGAAGGCGCGTGCCGGTTTGGGCCGGGCCGGCGAGTCGGAGAGGGGTTGACATGGGTGGGATTGGATTGACGCGGAGCGTCGTCTATCCAGACTTACCTGGAGTCGTCCAGGGCAGCGGCGGCCTAGGCCGCTACCCTGTCTGGGATCAATTCGAACGCCATCACATCGAATTTCCCCTGTTCCTGCGAGCGCCGAGCCCCTAGGCCCAACTCCTGCGCAGCCGTCCAGATTATAGCCCACTGACGGCGCGTAAGGGAGGGGCGCGCCTCCATGTCTTGCTTGCCCTTCGGCGTTCTGACTTCCTGCGCTTCCCGCAGGTGAAAGCTCACGCTGGCATCGTCGACATACTCGTAATAGGTCAGCGTCGCCCGCTTCCCCTGGGGCCCGGAGATATGGCCGATGCTCAGTTCCACGCCGTCCGGTTCGGGCCGGCCGAGCTTGATGGTCGGCTCCACAACGAAGAGGCGCTCTGCGACGTAGGACTTCGCGGCCTTCTTCGTCGGGCCCCAGCCCGTATCGCCGGCGAACATGGCGTTCGTCGCTTCTTTGAGGCAGGCCTTGATGATACGACCTTCGATACAGAGCCCCTCGCCGTTGCGCTTGAAGCCGTTTGTGTGCGCCTCGGCCGCCAGCGCCTTGCTGGCCGCGACGAGTTGCTCATAGGTGCTCTCCGGGCCTACGTCCGCGCCGAGGTCCACCAAAGTCCGAAGCATGGCCTGGCGAATCTCTTCGGCGTCTGAGATGCCAGCCTTGGCTCGCAGCCAACCCTCGATGAGGGTCGGGTCCTTGGGGATGCCCCCATACAGCCTGCCCCGGAACTGAAGCTCAACCCGGTAGGTATTCCAGAGCTCCGCTTCTTCGTCGAAGATGCCCATCTACGTTGTTGCTCCTTGCTCTTCTTCTGCCTGCTCCCACAGGGTCCCGAGTTCCTCTTCGCTGTAGCGTTCCTCGACGATCTGGCCGCCTTCCAGGCCCTTGTCGATCTGCCGTAGGAAGCGCGCCCGGATTAGAAGTTGCTTGCCGCTGCCTTCGTACTCATCGGCAGACGCCCGGAGTTCCTCGCTGGTAGCCTTGCCCAGTGCTAGCGTCTTGTCGCCGGCGTGAATCGCCCACCTCAGGAACTTGGGCGCAAACGCCTTGACGGCGCCCTCCTCGGTGAAGGCCGCCTCGCCGATGACATGCAGTCCTCTCGGCTTGCGTGTCTCCCCGATGATGCCTTGTACCATGCCGTAGGCGGCCTGGTAGACGATCTCTTCGGCGAACTGGCGATAGCGGGCCTTGTCCTTGCCCGCCAGCTTCAGCGCCTCCCGTGCCACGTCCGGCAGTCGGAAAGACTCCTTATCTTCGACAATGGACTGAACGATCCCACGGAACCAATGACGGGCCGATTCTGATTCTTCTCGGTGGGCAATCAAACTTGCTTCCTTTCATTCCTCCAGTTCCCTCTTGTAGCCTGCCATGGCTATCACGCTAGCGGGCAGCCCTTCCTTCGCGGCCTCGACGTACCGAATCCGCAGGTCCCGCCGGGCGTCCAGCGTCGTGCCCATGACCCGCTCACGCTGTCGCAACTCCGTCGCGATCCTCAGGTCCCCAGCATAGAAGGCGGCGGCCAGTAGAGCCGTGTCGAACGCGAACTGCCAGTCGGCCGGCTCCCATAGGCAGCAGTGGGGCATGGTGGAGACGGCCTGCCACCGGCGCCGCGCCGCCCTCGACCACGAGCCGCGCTTCGGCGGAAGCTCAGGCGCGCCCTCGAACGGCACATCGTCGACCTCAGTCCAGTCGTGACGCGGCCGGACGCGGTTGCGGCGTTCGCTTTCGGGCTTCGGCTTACGACCCGGGATGGGCATTTCGAGTCGCCAGAGGGTTCGGATTCATACAGGTTTTTTCCTCGA